TACACAGGTAATGGAGGCGACGGCGGCGATACATCAAATGATTATCCCGCTACAAATGGATCAGGTGGTGGCGGAGGTGGTGCTTCAGATCAGAGTGGCGCAGGTGGAGGTGTGGGTCTCTATGGAATAGGAAATAACGGAGCAAAAGGTGTCGCAGGTGGAGGTGGTGGCGGAGGTAGTGGTGGAGCCAATGCGCCAACTATTACAAACTATCGTGCAGGTAGTACGGGAGGCGGATACGGAGGAGGTGCTGGTGCTAGCCTAGGTGTACTTAACGGATTCATGGGTGAAGCCGGTGGAGTTGGTGCAGGTGGTGCTGTAAGAATTATTTGGCCCGGCACAAGTCGTGCATTTCCTTTTTTGAATGTAGGGGCTTAGTGTATCATGTCTATTATAATCAATACTCTACAAATTTCAGGTACAGCTAGTGCGAATAATTACATTCAAGGTGATTGGATACAAAATGATTCATCCACATCAATGAGTTTTAATTATCTTGGTGTAAAAAATAGTACAGTGTCTGGTGGTGCATCTCCTGGATGGTATGCAAATACTGGTGGTATTGACTTTGGTAACAACGTTGGTTGGATTTTTTCAAGTGTTGCCCCACCATCAACAGTTTCTCCTGGAAATTTCTTTTTCTTTTTCGGTTAAATGATAAATATTATAAATAATATGAAATAGGAGATTATTATGGAACACATTAAAAGTGCTTTGCAATTTGCGACAGATTCAAACGCTCTAGAATTTAAAAATTCAATTCTTGCAGCGTTACAAGATAAAGTACAAGATGCACTTCATCTAAAAAAGATGGAAATAGGTTCTCATTTGCTTGCTGAACCTGAAGAGATAGACCAAGAACAAGAAACAGACCAATCAGATCAAGAGGAAAATGTAGATGAAAACCTTTAAGTCGTTTATCGGACCAGTGAATGAGTTAGAGACAATCAAACTCAAGTCTAAAAAAGAGCAAGAGATTGTTGATAAAACTTATATGGCTCAAGTCAAAGATCCTGGTGATCTTGAAGACGTTGGTCCTGAAGAAGTTGGTCCAACAGGCGTAAAAGAAGGATCAGGTAAAAGACCAGCTGACCGTTTAGATAACAAGCAACCGTTTGGCGAGGAAGCAGTTACAGAAGCGGATTTCAGTAAAAAGCAAACAAAAATGGCACACACCATTGGTAAAGAGTTTGGAAAGAAAGGTGTTGGTGACAAATACAAAGGTGGTCCATATGCAGTAGCAACAGCAATGGTACGTGATAAGCCAGAAGCAGCAGCAAAAGCATATAAAACAATCAAAGGTAAGATGAGAGAGCAAGCAAATGTAGATGCTCTGTTCAATCTTTATAACGAATTGACGGAAGAAAATCGTGAAATCTTCATGCTTCAATTAGAAGAAAATCCAGAAATTCTACTAGACTTCATCAACAATTTGGAAGAATCAAATGGCTGATATTGTAACGTCACAAAAATTAAAAGACCATGCGTCCGCTTGGGCGTATGTGTTTACAAACATCTCAGATGGCACTGGTGAAACCAATGTTCTAAAAGTTGATGTGTCAGGATTGACAGCAGCAGCAAATAGTTCATTGACAGATCAGCGCATTAACATTAACAAACTATCATGGTCTATCGCTGGAGCCAACTCTAAAGTCAAACTCATGTGGTCTGGTGACAATTCACCGACAACAAATACCATTGTGTTTCTTTCTGGTTCTGGCACTATGGATCTTGCTACAAATCTTACAGCACCACTTACAAACAATACAGGTAATACAACTGGTGACATTTATTTGTCAACAGCTGGTTTTGTTGCTGGTGCAGGATATACATTGATTCTTGAAGGCAAGAAGACTGCTGGCTATTCAAGTCGTGAAACTACCGACGATGGTATTTCGCCATAAATCATGATACGCTTTAGAGAGTTTTTAGAAGAAGCTACAACAGCTAGAACAAATCGTGTAAGGGCTGGCAAACTTCAACGCAGAAAACTGGTTTCTTTACGCCCAGGATACCGTGTGCAAGCAGGTAAACTTGTACGTATGGATCAAAAAGAAAGAATGGCAAGACATAGGGCACAAGTCAAAGCAGCAAGAAAAAGAAAACCACTACTTAGACAAATTCTAAGAAAGAGAAATCTTTCAATGAAAGTTAGAAAAAGGTCAGGACTCAAATGAAACTTATAACAGAAGTCACGGAACAAATCAATGTCATTAATGAAGCTACCGAAAGTGGTAAGAAAGAATTCTTCATTGAAGGGCCTTTTCTTCAAGCGGAAAAGAAGAATCGTAACGGTAGAATCTATCCAATGTCAGTCATGGAGCGTGAAGTAAATCGGTATGTTACTGAATATGTTGATAAAAATAGAGCATATGGTGAACTAGGGCATCCATCAGGACCAACAATCAATCTTGAGCGTGTATCACACATGACAAAAACTCTTCGTCAAGAAGGCTCAGATTATATTGGTAGAGCAAAGATTATGGATACACCATATGGCAACATTGTTAAAAATCTTATGTCAGAGGGTGCAACACTAGGTGTATCATCAAGAGGCATGGGATCACTCAAAGAAAAGAACGGTGTCATGGAAGTTCAAGATGATTTTTGGTTAGCGACAGCAGCAGATATTGTAGCAGATCCATCAGCACCAGATGCATTCGTTCGTGGTATTATGGAAGGTAAAGAATGGGTATGGGACAATGGTGTGATTAAAGAAATGCAAGTTGACACATATAGAAAAACAATTCAAAAGACACCGGCTAAAGACCTTTCAGAGGTCCAAATGCGTGTATTTGAAGACTTTATTTCAAAATTATAATTTTTATAAATAGATAACAAATTGATTTATTTCAATATACGCAAAGGAGAAACCCATGGGTGTTGAGAACAAAGAAATCACTGAAGATGATTCTAAACTAAAGAAAGATGTAGATGCTGAAGTATCTGCAATTTTCTCTGGTGAAGAACTTTCAGAAGAATTTAAAACAAAAGCAAAAGCAATTTTTGAAGCAGCGGTTCTTGCTAAAGTAGAAGAACATCAAGCACAACTTCAAGAAGAATTTGAAACAAAACTTGAAGAAGCAACAAAAGAATTCACAGATACAATGGTATCTAAGGTTGATGAGTATTTGGACTATGTTGTTGCTGAGTGGGTCGAAGACAACAAGATTGCAATCGACAAGGGACTTAAAGCGGAACTTGTTGAAGACTTTATGCTTGGTCTAAAGAACCTATTCGCAGAACATTATGTTGACATTCCGGAAGATAAAGTTGATGTAGTAGAAGAGTTTGCTACAAGACTTGAAACAATGGAAGAAGAATTAAACAGTGCTATTACCGATAACGTTGCGCTTCGTGCTGAAATCAGTGGTTTTAAAAAAGCTATGATTGCATCTGAAGTCTCAGAAGGGCTTACAGAGGTACAGCAAGCTAAACTAGAATCACTTTCAGAGAATATTGAATTCATATCTGAAGAAGACTACACAGAAAAACTTCTTCTTGTAAGAAAGAAATATTTTGAAGCTGGTGATGTTGTTGAGAAAAAGACTGATGCTGACGAAGAGCATTCACTTGATGAGGCTTATAGTCCACAAATGCAGCATTATGTAAATAGCATCTCAAAAATTCTCAAGAAATAATTTTTTATAAATAAAAGAAGAGTTAAAATAAAATACTCATTCAAATTAAGGAGATAGAGAAATGAATATTGATTCCCTAGTTAAAAAATGGGCACCAGTGCTAGATCATCCTGATCTAGGAACAATTAAGGATTCACATCGTAGAGCAGTTACGGCGCAACTTCTTGAGAACCAAGAAATTGATGGTCGTACAAATGGTTCGGCAGGTTTTCGTAATCCACAATCATTGCTAGAAACAGCACCAACAAATGCAATGGGAGCATCATCTTCCACAGCAGGTGATGGTCAGATTGACATCTACGATCCAGTTCTTATCAGTCTAATCCGTCGTGCAGCACCAAATCTTATCGCTTATGATATCTGCGGTGTTCAGCCAATGACAGGTCCTACTGGTCTAATTTTTGCAATGCGTTCACGCTATGCAGTTTCAGGTCAGAGTCAGACAGGTACTGAAGCATTGTTTAACGAAGCAAATACAACATTCTCTGGCACAAACAGCGGCAATACAATTGGTTCACTTCAGACTGGTGCTACACCTGCTCTTGCTAATGCTACTAACTACACAGTTGGTACAGCAATGACAACAGCACAAGCTGAAGCACTAGGTGACGCAGCATCAAATCAATTCAATGAAATGGCATTCAGCATTGAAAAGATTTCCGTTGTTGCTAAGAGCCGTGCGCTAAAAGCAGAATACACAATGGAACTTGCACAGGATCTTAAAGCAGTTCATGGTCTTGATGCAGAGCAAGAACTTGCTAATATTCTTTCAACAGAAATTCTTGCAGAAATTAACCGTGAAGTCGTTCGTCAAATCAACATTTCAGCTACAGTCGGCGCACAAGAAAACGTTGCAGTTGCTGGTACATTTGACTTAGACGTT